CAACCAATTCAATTCAGTTGAACAGTCAAGCTGCATCACATTACTTAGATTATAATAATTTTACCAATACACCTACAATACCAACCAACAATAATGAACTAACAAATGGTGCTGGTTTCATTACAACATCTTTCACTAATACTAATCAATTAGTAAATGGTGCTGGTTTCATTACAGATGTAGTAACTGGAGTTCTTACTGCAACATCATTCAGTGGTGATGGTTCTAATCTTACAGGTATTGCAAATACTCATAATGTATCTACCAATACTCTGAATGTTATTGGAGTATCTACTTTTATAGGACAACTGAACGGTGGTAATGCAACCTTTTCTGGAAATGTAACTATCGGTGGAACCGTAACTTATGAAGATGTAACTAATATTGATTCGGTTGGTATAATAACGGCTCGTAAGGGAATTGTTTCTCTCGGAATTGTTACTTCTTTAGGTTTTGATGGAAACGTAACTGCCGGTGTTGTCACAGCCACCACATTATTAGGTGATGGTAGTGGGATGACAGGTATTGTCACAAACATCATAGCCGGTTCTAATATCTCAGTCAATTCAGGTCAAGGTCAAGTTACTATTACCGGTCTTGCTAACACCTCAAATGTATCTACCAATACCTTAGTCGTATCAGGTATTTCTACACTCGGTATTGTAACTGGTGCCACATCAGTACAAGCAACAAAATTTTATGGTGATGGTTCATCCCTAACAGGTATCAATGCTGGTGCTGGTGGTACTGAAAATGTAAGTTCAAGTACCATCACGGCTGGTATCATTACAGCCACGTCAGAGTTCTATCCACCTACACTGACAACTGCACAAAGAGATACCATATCATTCACTAATGGTGCAATGATATTCAACACATCAGATCAGAAAGTCCAGCTCTACCTAGGTGGTGGTTGGAAGACACTCGCCTTTGAACTCGATACTTACAGTGTTGTAGGATTATAATATAAATAAGTAAAAGAACTCTTTATATCCATGCAAGGGAATAACTTTAGTGCAGCTCAAATAAAGGCAATCACTGCTGCTGGATTGGATGTAAAAATACTTTCTGAGAAGAAGGTTAAGTGTGAATCTGCGGTTCCTGGCAAACCAGCAGAGAGACTTGGTGCTGTAACAGCTATCCCAACGAAGGAGCAGGATGCTGCTAGAGAAAGATTGCTTGTTAAGGCAAAGAATAAGCAAAGTGAATTGAAAAAAGAGGAAACAATCTTTGAAAGAGAAAGAGTTCTGGCCGAACTCCACAAAGGTCGTCATGGTCAGTCTGAGAAAGAGTATCAAGCCGGTCGTTCTGATGCTGGTAAGCGTATCTCTGGTGATGAGAAGCATGGTCCTGCATCATATACAAGACGTGGGGTAGTGGGTCAGAAACCCACCAAACCAGGTGAAAAACCAGAGCATACTCCTAAACTGGGTAGTGCTGAGAAGAATGAACTTGCTTATCGTAAGAGTCGTTTGAAGAAGGAAGATGTTGAATATGTAGAAGAAGAGAGAGCAAGAGTAACCCAGAACGGTAATATCTACATCGTTGGATTTGTATGGCTTGGTAAGTATATGATCATCAAACTATTCTTCCCTGAGGTCAAGAGACCATCTAGAAAGGAAGCACAATTTGCTCTTGATAAGATCTATCCTGGTGCTAAGATCCAAAGATTTGATCAAGCTCCTTATAACCCAAGTGAGCCTATGTTGTATATGGGTGTTCAGGAAGAGACTGAAATTCAAGAGAATGGGGAAGTGTTAAGCCCAGATAAATAATAAAAAACCTGATTATAATGTCGGAAGAACTTCCCTCTATAAATGATTTTATTGAAGATAAGTCTAATTTACCCTCTGTAGAAATTTTTACTGAGGGTGCTTTACCTGTCCAAGAATCTATTGTAGAGAAAAAAGAAGATAATATTGCTGAAGAAAGTATTACTCAGGTTATAAGAGAGCAACCTGATAACACAACCCTTATTGTAAGTTTGATTGAGAGTGTAAGAAATAGTATCCCTGAGGTAAAGTCATACGATCAAGAGTTATATGACATCGTTAAACTGATTGAACAACTTAAGAATGATGTAGAAGAATCCAAGACTGAGAAGACTGTTCTCATGGAGTCTAATGGATACGATAAGGATGTATTAAGAGAAGAACTGAATAATATCCGTAACAGTATCCCTTCTGTTCCAGAAGTAAAATATTATGATGAGGAAATCAGAGAGTTACAAGAAGCGGCAAAGAGAGAATTTGACTATGGTGAGCAATATAAGGAGCTGACTGAGACAGTCCTTGATGTAAGAGATAGAGCCAATGTAGATCATAGTTGGATTAGATCTACCTTTAGTAATATTGATGATAACTTTGACAGTGTTACCTCTAGTCTTGCTACCGTTAAAGGTAAGTTGGAGATGGAAGTCTCTGACATTGTTGAGTCCATGGAGACTGTTACATTTGAAGATAAGGTTGATAAGGTCAATTTAAATAAAAAGATTGACGAGACTCAGAAAGAACTTACCGAAGCTAAAGAGGAAATCACCTCTAATGTTGTTGAGTTCAAAGATAAGATTTACAAAGAACTCAAGGAAGCTTCTCTTAGAATCTGGAACATTAACACGGCATACCAGAAAGATGACGTAGAACTTCAAAAACAGCTCGATAAACAATACTCACAACTGAAGGAGTCTATCACTGATACGATTAAGAGTGGAGATAAGAAATACGATCAGCTGAATAAGTTCTACGATATTCTCAAAGAGCAGATCATTGCTCTTCCGGAGATAAAGGATTATGATGCGGATATCAAGAGAGTAGATCACTCTGTCTATACCATCAAGAACCTGGTAACAGAGATTGATAGACGACTGACCTCTAAGGTCAATAAGATCAAGTTGGATATGAAGGAGGATCAGTACACAATTCAAGAGGGTGAAGATGACCTCTTCCTAATAAATATGAGAAGCGGTAAGAAGTATAAGTTCAACCTTACGGAGGTTCATGATAACTTCTTCAGTGGCGGAGATGTTGGTATCGCCTCAACTTCTAATTAATTTAATTTATGAGTAATGATGTTTATTTGGGTAACCCGCTTCTAAAACGGGCAAATACTCCAATCCAGTTCACTAAGGAACAGATTGAGGAATATATTAAGTGTAAGGAAGATCCGATATATTTTGCACGTAACTATGTTCAGATTGTGACTCTGGATCATGGTCTACAACCTTTCAAGACATATGATTTTCAAGAGAAGCTTATTGAAAGGTTCCATAAAAACAGATTCAATATCTGTAAGATGCCTAGACAAACTGGTAAATCTACCACATGTGTATCGTATCTCTTACATTATGCAATCTTTAATGATAGTGTAAATATTGGTATTCTGGCTAACAAGGCTACAACGGCTAGAGAACTTCTTGCAAGACTTGCAACAGCATACGAGAACTTGCCCAAGTGGATGCAACAGGGTGTTTTAGTATGGAATAAAGGTAATATCGAATTAGAAAATGGATCAAAGATTCTGGCTGCTTCTACATCTGCAAGTGCTGTCCGAGGTATGTCCTTCAATATCCTCTTCCTCGATGAATTCGCCTTCGTCCCTAATCACATCGCTGATGCCTTCTTTGCATCTGTTTATCCTACTATTACATCTGGCCAATCGACGAAAGTAATTATCGTCTCCACGCCACACGGTATGAACCACTTCTACCGTATGTGGCATGATGCTGAAAGAAATAAAAACGAATATATTCCTACAGAGGTTCATTGGTCTGAGGTACCTGGTAGGGATGATGTATGGAAAGAGCAGACAATTGCAAACACGTCTGACCAACAGTTCAAAATTGAGTTTGAGTGTGAGTTCTTAGGGTCCGTTGATACATTGATTGCACCTAGTAAGTTAAAGTCTATGGTGTATGACAACCCATTTAAACGTAATGCAGGATTAGATGTATATGTCCCACCAGAGAAAGAACACGACTATGTTTGTACGGTTGACGTTGCACGTGGTGTAGGTAATGACTACTCGGCGTTTATCGTTGCAGATATTACAACATTCCCACATAAGATTGTAGCCAAGTATAGGAATAATGAAATTAAACCGATGCTGTTCCCCAATGTCATCTGGGAGGTTGTCAAACAATACAACAACGCCTTTGTCTTATGTGAGGTCAATGATGTTGGTGATCAGGTTGCATCTATCCTACAATATGACCTAGAGTATCAAAACCTATTGATGTGTGCTATGAGAGGTAGAGCAGGTCAGGTGGTTGGACAAGGGTTCTCTGGAACAAAGACACAATTAGGTGTCAAGATGTCAAAGACTGTTAAGAAGGTAGGGTCACTTAATCTTAAGTCAATGATTGAGGGTGATAAAGTTACGTTCAATGATTATGAAATCATATCTGAACTGACTACCTTTATCCAGAAGAATAATTCCTTTGAAGCAGAAGAGGGTTGTAATGATGACTTGGCCATGTGTCTGGTTATCTACGCTTGGTTGGTTGCACAGGACTACTTCAAAGAACTGACTGATCAGGATGTTCGTAAAAGATTGTATGAGGATCAGAAGAACCAGATTGAACAAGACATGGCACCTTTTGGTTTTGTCGTGAATGGTGTAGATGATGATGTAATTGTAGATACTGAAGGAGAGGTTTGGAGTAAAGCAAATCCTTACGATGAGTATGGTGCTAATGCTGGTGGTTGGACTCTCTGGAACTATTGATGGATTTTGATGAACAGATTGAACTAAATCATCTTCTTCTTACTGATAGGAAATGTAAGAGTTGTGGTGATATCAAGAACCTTGTCGATGAATTTTACAGAACAAGAAAGGATAGGGGTCCAGTTCCATCATCATATTCTTATGTCTGTAAAGAATGTTTTATAGTATATGTTAGGGAAAAGAGAAAAGATAAGTCTCCAAAGTCTCGATGGGAGTATCCAGACTGGTAGTTTCGTCATGTTTACCCCCTTAAAACAGTCAGATTTCTAAATAATACTAGTTAAATTGAGACCATAGGAGAGAGAAAACATGGCTACTCCTCAATTATCTCCAGGAGTATTAGTCAGGGAAGTTGACTTAACTGTTGGAAGAGCTGAGAACGTGCTTGACAACATTGGTGCAATTGCAGGACCATTTCCACTTGGACCCGTAAATGAATCAATTACGATTGAGACCCAACAACAATTCCTGGATACTTTTGGTCAGCCAATCGGAACTGACAGACAGTATGAATACTGGATGACTGCGAATTCCTTCCTCTCATACGGTGGTATTCTTAAAGTTGTAAGAGTTGCAGGTAATAACCTGAATAATTCTAATGCTGCAGTTGGTGCTGCATCCACAAACAGTCTTCAGATTGAAAACGTAGATGACTACGAACTCAATCACGGTACTGACACCTCTTACTACTGGGCTGGAAGAAACCCTGGTCAGTGGGCTAATAATCTTAAAGTATGTACTATTGACAACATTGCAGACCAAATAGTTTCTGTTGCCACGACTAATCCTGGTGCTGAAAACCTTGCGGTTGGATATGGTGTTTCAGTAGAAAGATCTGCTACTCAAATCCCTGGTGCTGGTGCTGTTAACAGCTTTAGTGGACAATTGAATGCCATCATCACTGGTGTAACCACTGATGCTATAAACGGCAATAGTTCGATTGACATCAGAATTTTGAGCAGACAAGTTCCTGCTACTAACAACTACTCGACAATTGGTCTTACCACGACATCTGCAACTGTTGCAGCTGGTGGAACTTCCGTGTTCGTTAACAGTACTTCAGGTATTACAACTGGCAATTATGCTATCGTTCAGGGTAGTGGTACTATTGAGATTGTTGGTTTTGGAACCACTTCAATTACATTAGCAGCAGGTGTTGCATCCTCGATAACTACAGTAGGTACTGCTGTTACTTATCAGAGTATGGTGGCTACCGCTGGTACTGAGACGAGTATCAACTATCAACAGTACAGTGAGGCTAACTCGTTTCTTGCCAATGATACGATGACAATAACTCCTGCTTCAGGAGTTCCTTTTAGTGGCGATGTAAACTCAGATTCTGTAGTAGATTGGTATGATGAACAGACATTGAACCTAGATTCAGCTGCTGTATATTGGAAGAACATTGCTCCTAAGCCTATTGATAATCAATACGTAACCGCCAGAGATGGTAGTAACGATGCTATGCATGTTGTGGTTGTTGATGATTCTGGTTCTGTTACAGGTGTTCAAGGAAATGTCCTTGAAACTTTCCTCTCGTTGTCTAAGGCTTCCGATTGTGAAGCAGACGGTGACAATCCAACCAAGACATTCTACAAGGACTTCATTGCACTGAACTCCAATATGACCTTTGCGGGTTATAACCCTTCACAGAAAGAAGACGTTTATCAAGGAACTATTCCTATTGCATCTGGATTCTCTTCTGGCTCTACACCTTACACTGTAGCCGAAGGTCTTTGGGATCAACCAGCACTTAACAATCACTTCTCTTCCCTTGGCAATAAAACATACACACTATTAGGTGGTGCGGATTATCAAACCAACGGTGGTATGTCTGCTGACCTTTCGAGTTTGGTAAATGGATATTCTCTCTTTGAAAACAAAGATGAGATTTCAGTTGACTACTTGATTATGGGCCCTGGTCTAGAAGTAGAAAATCAATCACAAGCTAAGGCTAATTATCTTATCTCGCTCGCTCAAAAGAGAAAGGATTGTATCGCTACAATCTCCCCTCATAGAGCATCAGTTGTTAATGTAACAAGCTCTGCGACACAGACACAGAACGTACTTCAGTTCTATGCACCTGTATCGTCTTCGTCTTATGCTATCTTTGATACGGGTTACAAGTACACCTTCGATAGATTCAACAACACGTTTAGATACATTCCTACCAACGGAGACGTTGCTGGTCTTTGTGTCAGAACTTCTATTGAAGCTTATCCATGGTTCTCTCCCGCAGGTACACAAAGAGGTATTCTGAACAACGCTGTTAAGATGGCATACAACCCATCTAAGGGACAGAGAGACGTTCTTTACGGTGGAAGAATTAACTCCATCATCACCCAAAAGGGTACTGGTATTGTTCTCTTTGGTGATAAGACAGGTCTGGAATATGCATCTGCGTTTGACAGAATCAATGTTAGAAGATTGTTCCTGACAGTGGAACAAGCACTTGAGGGTGCTGCTAACTCACAACTCTTTGAGCTCAACGACGCAAATACGAGAGCCAACTTTGTTAACATTGTTGAGCCTTACCTCCGCGATGTTCAAGCTAAGAGAGGATTGTTTGATTTCCTCGTAGTCTGCGACGAGACAAACAACACACCTGATATCATTGACAACAATGAGTTCAGAGCTGACATCTTCCTTAAGCCAACCAAATCTATCAACTTCATTACCCTGACATTTGTCGCCACCCGAACAGGTGTTGACTTCCAGGAAGTTGTTGGAACTGTTTGATTTTATTAAATATTACTAGGAGGATTAACCAATGGCAGTAACAAAAACCCTATCGGAATTTAAGTCAAGACTGGCGGGCGGAGGGGCCCGTCCCAATCTATTTGAAGTCTCAATTCCGGCTTTCCCAGCTTCAATCACTGAAGCATGGGGAAGTGGCGATCAGTCTCAAAACGGAACTTTCAAGTTCATGTGTAAGGCTTCACAACTACCCGGATCTACAATTGCAGCTGTTCCTGTTCCTTTCAGAGGTAGAAGTCTGAAAGTTGCTGGAGACAGAACATTTGAACCATGGACAGTTTCTATCATCAACGATGAAGACTTTTCTATGAGAACCGCATTCGAGCGGTGGATGAACATCATCAGCAAACTTGATGATGCTACTGGAGTAACTAACCCCACATCTTATATGTGTGATGGTTATGTTCAACAACTCGGTAGAGGAGCTGAGGCCGAGTCCAAGACTAATGAGGGTGGTCGGTCGGCTGTACTTAGAACTTATAAGTTCTATGATCTGGTTCCGACAGCTATTACGGCAATTGAGTTGAGCTATGAAAACACAGATCAACTTGAACAGTTTGATGTAACCTTTGATTATCAGTACTATACTATCGGTAACTCACTGGAGTCTACCGGCGGTAACGCTGATCAGGTTCTCATCGAATGATAAATAACTAGACAGGAAGTCTAGTATTAATCATAATGGCCAGATTATTTGGTTTTTCAATTGAAGATAACGAAAAGAATCCACCTGGAGTAGTCTCTCCGATCCCACCCACTAACAATGATGGATCGGAAGCCTTCGCCAGTAGTGGATTTTTTGGTAGTTATAATTTAGACATTGAGGGTCTGTATAAAAATGAAACAGATCTGATCAGAAGATATAGAATAATGGCACTCTATCCTGAGTGTGATAGCGCTATCGAAGATATTGTCAATGAGGCAATTGTAGCTGATACAAATGATTCGCCTGTTGCAATTGAGTTGTCCAATCTCAATGCAAGTGACAATATTAAAAAAATTGTAAGAGAAGAGTTCAAATATATTTTAGAACTTTTAGATTTTGATAAGAAGGCCCACGAGATTTTCCGTAACTGGTATATTGATGGGAGACTATATTACAACAAAGTTATTGATCAGAAAAATCCTCATGAGGGTATTCAAGAACTGAGATATATTGATGCATCCAAGTGTAGATATGTTCGTAAGTTAAAGAAAGAAGGTAAGGATAATATCCAATCTGTTAGAGATGACTTTGGTGCGTCTAATCATGCATACAACTTCCCTGAAGTAGAAGAGTTCTTCATGTACACTCCTGACATGGGAACATCTCGCGGTGGTTATGGTGGCAATCCACAGAAAGCTATCAAATTGACTAGGGATTCTGTCACCTATTGCACTTCTGGTCTGGTAGATAGAAATAAAGGACTTACATTGTCCTGGATGCACAAAGCAATCAAACCTATCAATCAGTTGATGATGATTGAGGACTCATTGGTCATCTACAGATTGTCAAGAGCACCAGAAAGAAGAATCTTCTACATCGATGTTGGTAATCTTCCTAAGGTAAAGGCAGAACAATATCTGCGTGATGTCATGATGCGTTATAGAAACAAGATGGTCTATGACGCAAACACTGGTGAGATGAGAGATGACAAGAAGTTTATGTCTATGATGGAGGACTTTTGGCTTCCTCGTCGTGAAGGTGGTCGTGGTACTGAGATTACTACACTACCTGGTGGTCAGAACCTTGGTGAAATCACCGATATTAATTACTTCCAACAGAAACTCTATAGAGCACTGAATGTTCCTGAGACTAGAATTCAAGGAGATACTGGTTTCTCGATGGGTCGTTCTTCTGAAATCTTGAGAGACGAGATTAAGTTCTCCAAGTTTGTTGGAAGAATGAGAAAAAGGTTCTCAGCAATGTTTAACGACATGTTGAAGACACAATTACTTCTTAAGAATGTCATCACTCCTGAAGACTGGGAGTATATGGCTGATCATATTCAGTATGACTTCCTATATGACAATCATTTTGCAGAACTTAAGGATGCAGAACTCACAACTGAGAGACTGAACCTTGCACAACTTGCAGATCCTTATGTTGGTAAGTATTACTCTGCTGACTATGTAAGGAGACAAATCCTCCGTCAGACTGATGAGGAGATTATTGATCAGGATAAATTGATCGAGAAAGAGATTGAGAATGGTGTAATTCCTGATCCTAATGCAATAGTAGATCCTATGACCGGAATGCCATTGCCAGATGCAGGAATGCCATTGCCAGATGATGGAGCCTCTTTACCACCAGGCCAAACATCTGATCCTATGCAGGCTCCTTCATCACCCAAAGATCCAGAAGCTCCTGGAGTTAGTGGTAAGAAATCAAAACCCCCCGGTGGTGAAATCTAAATAAATTTGTAGAATAACTATTTTTATGGAAGAACTTATGGATTTGCTCGTCAAGGACGACGCAAATGCTTCACAAATCAGTGATAAAATTAAGGACATGATGTTTGCAAAGAGTGCTCAAAGCATCGAAGCAATCAGACCCAATGTAGCGGCATCAGTTTTCGATGGGACCACTGCTGAGGTTGAAACTGAAGTAGAGGATGAGGTTGGGGAAGAAGAATAATAAATAAGTATTATAGAACTATTGAAAATAATGAGCGCTACCAGACCCGTTGGAATTAATAGCACTGTAAGCACTTCTACATCCTCGGTACAGACCTCTGCGATTCAGCAGCAATCTGATACATTGAGAGTTGTTGCTGAATCTGCTGGTGTATATGTGACTTACGGAGCTAATCCGACAGCAACAAATGAAAACATCTATGTCCCAACACAGGATGATGCAAAGATCTCTCTGGGTCCTGTTTCAGCACAGAAAGTTGTAAATGTTACCAAGGGTACATCGACAATTATTGATTTCCCCGAGGGAACTGGTAGTCCTTTTGATGTGGGTGATACTGTATCACTGACGGCACCTAGCCAATCTGCATTTGATTTCACCCATCAAACAGTAACTGGGGTTAATAGATCAGCTGGTGTTGGAGGATACTTCGACACTAGAATCACTATAAGTTATAACTCCTCTGGAGTATCTGGAACATTCTCTGATTCTAATGCAACATTGAGAAAGTCTTTCAAAGTTGCAGTTAAGACTGAATCCGGTACTGGCAAGGCATACATCCAACAAGTACAAGCATCCTGAGAACAATGAAACTAATCAGAGAAGAAATCGAAACAGTTGATTTTATCGTTGAAGAAAAAAACGGTAAGAAGAATATGTTCATTGAGGGAATCTTCCTTCAAGGAGATATCTGTAATAGAAATGGAAGAATGTATCAGATGGACACCTTGAGAAAGGAAGTCCAAAGGTATAATGAAAACCATATTCAAGCGGGTAGAGCCCTTGGAGAACTTGGACACCCAGATGGTCCAACTGTTAATCTGGATCGCGTCAGCCACAAAATTGTGTCACTCAAGGAGAGTGGTACAAACTTTATTGGTAAGGCAAAAATCCTTTCAACTCCAATGGGTAAGATCGCTGAATCTCTCATTGGCGAAGGAGTCAAACTGGGTGTTTCTTCTAGAGGTATCGGATCTCTGATGCAAACCAAAGAAGGTGTCAATGTTGTTGGATCTGACTTTATGTTAGCTACTGCAGCTGACATTGTAGCCGACCCCTCTGCACCTGATGCTTTCGTAGAAGGTATCATGGAAGGTAAAGAGTGGATCTGGGATGGTGGTATTTTGAGAGAATCAAGAGCTGCCAAGACATACAAAACTATCAACACTTTGGTTGATCAAAATCAACTTGACGAGCAGAAGCTTGGATTGTTTAACAATTTCTTAAACAATCTTTGAAAAAAGTTGAAATACCTAAATTATAAATAAATATAGATTAAAAAAGGTTAATCGGAGTACCCTCAAATGTCTCGTGGAGATTTACAAGAAATGGAGCAATCTAAAACTGCTGTGAACGCTAACGCAAAAGCTGCTGAGCCTATGCCAAAGCTTTCCAGCCCAGGCGATGGTCTGTCAACTGATTATGAAGATCTTGGTGGTCCTACCCCTGAGAATTATGCCCCAGATAACGATTCTGCAAAGCTCAAAGAGCCTAAGATCGCTACTGTTAATGATATAGTTAATAGGGGTGCTAAGGCCGCTGATTCTATGAAGAAACTAGCCAAAGAAGAAGCCGGAACTGAAGTCGAAGAGGAAGTCCTGGAAGAAGATCAGGTTGTTTCCGAAGACGAAGTTACTGAGGAAATCGACATTGAAGAGGATGTAAATGCTCTTCTCGGTGGCGAAGAACTTTCCGAAGAATTCAAAGAGAAGGCGAGAGTCATCTTTGAAGCCGCATTAACCTCTAAAATCAAAGAAATCCAGGAATCCCTGGAACTCCAGCACGCCGAGCGTCTGGAAGAGGAAAGAGAAGCCCTTAAGGGAACTCTTACCGAAAGAGTTGACGCATATCTTGAGTATGTCTGCCAAGAGTGGATGACTGAGAATGAGTTGGCTATCGATCATGGTCTTAAGACTGAAATGACAGAATCCTTCCTCACTGGTATGAAGGGTCTTTTTGAAGAACATTATGTAACTATTCCTGAAGAAAAATATGATGTACTTGAGAACATGGTAGAGAAACTTGACGATATGGAGACAAAACTCAACGAGCAAATCGACAAGAACATCGGTCTGAATAAGAGACTCGCCGAGTCTACTGCAGATGTTATTCTTGATCGTATCTCTGAAGGTCTCGCCGAGACTCAGAAAGAGAAGCTTGCTTCACTCGCGGAAAGCGTGGAGTTTGAAAGTGAAGAAGAATATCGTGAAAAGCTGGAAACCCTGAGGGAATCGTATTTCTCCAAGGCTCCTGCTGCAAAATCTGAAGCACCTCAAACATTGTCTGAGAGTGTTGATTCAACACCCGCTCCTGTTGCAACCAACATGGAAGCATATCTCAGAAGCATGGGTGCCTTCAAAAAGTGAACTTAACATTCATTCAAACCCAATCCTATTAAGTAAAGCAAATGTTTCAATCTGAACATCTGCAGGAAAAGTGGAGTCCACTTCTCGATTACGAAGGTCTTGATCCAATCAAGGATTCACATCGTAGAAGCGTAACCGCAGTCCTGCTCGAAAACCAAGAAAAATTCCTCCGCGAGGAAGCAGCATTCTCTTCAGGTATGAACCTGATGGAAACCCCTACCAACGCAGCTAATGCGGCTGGTGCAAGTGGTGGTTTCGGTGGTAGCTCTGCACCCGCTGGTCCTACTGCTGGTTTCGACCCCGTTCTGATCTCCTTGATCAGACGCGCAATGCCTAACCTGGTCGCATATGACCTGGCTGGCGTTCAACCCATGAGTGGTCCTACTGGCCTGATCTTCGCAATGAGATCACGCTACACCAACCAGTCTGGTGACGAGGCATTCTACAACGAAGCCGACACCGCCTTCTCTGGTCAGGATGACGGTATGAACCTCACCGCTGGCATGTCTGATGTCAACGCTGGTCTGGGTACTACTTCACAGACTGGTGATAACCCCTCTATCCTCAACCCCGTTGGTACCGCCACCTCCACGTCATATGACGTAGGTCAGGGTATGGTTACTGGTGATTCTGAGAACCTGGGCAATGGTACTGGCGATCAGTTCAACCAAATGGCCTTCTCGATTGAGAAAGTCACCGTTACTGCTAAGTCCAGAGCTCTGAAAGCTGAGTACTCACTGGAACTGGCACAAGACCTTAAGGCTATTCACGGCCTTAACGCTGAAGCCGAACTGGCTAACATCCTCTCTACTGAAATCCTTGCGGAAATCAACAGAGAAGTTATTCGTACTATCTACAAGACTGCTGAGCAAGGCGCTGTTTCTAACACCGCAACTGCTGGTGTATTCGACCTAGACATCGACAGTAATGGTCGTTGGTCGGTTGAGAAGTTCAAAGGACTTCTGTTCCAAATTGAGAGAGACGCTAACGCGATCGCTCAAAGAACTCGTCGCGGGAAGGGCAACATGCTCCTCTGCTCCGCAGACGTAGCATCCGCTCTGACTATGGCCGGTATCCTCGATTATACCCCAGCCCTCAATGCTAACCTGAACGTTGACGACACTGGCAACACGTTTGCTGGTACCATCAATGGTAAGTTCAGAGTCTACATTGACCCATATTCGGCTAACTTGGCTTCTGCCAACACTGCTACCAACGGTGGTAATCAGTATTATGTTATCGGCTACAAAGGTTCTTCACCTTATGACGCTGGTCTCTTCTACTGTCCATACGTTCCTCTGCAGATGGTTCGTGCAGTTGGAGAAAATACTTTCCAACCAAAAATCGGCTTCAAAACGCGCTACGGCATCGTTGCGAACCCCTTTGCACAAGGAACAACCGCAGGTCTTGGCGCTCTTACAGTCAACAGCAACCGCTACTACAGACGCGTTGCAGTCAAGAACTTAATGTAGAAAACACTGGGGGTTATCTGTTATGGTACACCTTCAATCTACATTGTCAAGGACCCGCAAGGGTCCTTTTTTTATGGTATAATATAAATAAGTTAAGAAGCTAAAAATAATGTGGCGTTTATCTATCAGGCAATAAATCAGAAGAACGGTAAATCCTATATCGGTCAGACAACATATAAAAAATTACGTAGTAGAATATCTACACACATACACTACGCGCTACACGGTGGTAATAACTTACCCTTCTGTAACGCCATCAGGAAGTATGGTAGAGACGCGTTTGATTGGATTGTATTAGAAGAGTGTAGTAAAGAAGTTAGGAGTGCTAGAGAGATATATTGGATTGATAAAATCAAACCAGAGTATAATGTCACTCTGGGAGGAGATGGGGGAACCCTGGGCCACCCTTGCTCAGATAAGACACGGGATAAAATATCAAAGGCAGTTGCCAAGTCAGTTATAAACCTGGATACAGAAGAAGTATTTGATAGTTTGCAGGATGCCGCAAATTTTACGGGTGTGTCTGTCAGTATGATAAGTATGGTATGTAGTGGTAAACGGAAGACAGCTGGTGGATATCGTTGGTCTAAATATCTA